AACACCAATAGTTGCAACTGTTGCATTTATACCTGCCGATAAAGTTGTACTAATACCACTTGATGCACCATCAGATGGTGAACGATAAAAAGTGTAAACAGCTTGGCCATCTACTAATGCAACATTTTGATTTTTAACTTCCCAAAAATGAAGTCCTCTATTACCCCATTCAGAAAATAAAATATTTAACGATCTTCGTGCTGTTTTTAATTGATAGCCAGACGTACCTTGAATACCAATACGTTCGTAAGCGTCTTCTATTATTTCGTCTATGCTTAAGTTTTTGTCAAAAACATAAGAGCCGGAAGTCGTGTTAGCCATCTAACCTCCTATCCGTCGTAGAATACAGTAATATTACTTGCTAAGTCTGTTGACCCTAGGTTTATAAATGCACCTGCATCAAATAGAACTCCGTCGTCTGGTATATATGGATCTACAGGAGTTTGATCAGTATGTACTCCAATCTCTAATAATTTATTTCCACTTGAAGAAGTGTTTTTAAAATCAATTAATCCTGCAGTTCCTGAAGGTTTAATATGCATTCCTCTAATTCTAGTTCTTCCTGCAAAAACCACACCTGTTCCAGTTGTCGTAGCAGTAATTCCACAAGATACATTAGTACATGTTCCCGAGTGAGTTATACTTGTAACAGATACAAAAACTGTAGTTGTTGTAACCGTTGAAGTTCCAGCCGGTCCTGTAATTCCTGTTTGACTTACTTCACTACCATCAACTCCCATTCCAGTTACATCAAAAGTAATTCCACTGTTAGAATCAGATGCTGTTGAAATAATAGTTACAGTTGTACCTAGATTTCCTGGCACTAAAACACCAGCAGCGCCAGTGTCTGTTAAAGTCATACTTCCTGAACCACTATTAGTTTGATTAATACAAATAGCAGTTGTGTTTGCTCCACTAGCTGCAAAAGTTTTAGCTTTTACCTGTGATACGTTAGCCATAATTTTTCTCCATTAATTGCGAGCTCCCGAAGGAGCTCACATTAATTTATTAGTTAGTGTCGTTTATTTTCTGCAACCACTCAACGTTTAATACAGCATTACCCGCTGTTATTGCATCGTCAGTAATAGCACTCATAACAACAACTTTATCCATTTCATAACCACTTGCATCATCATCAGATACGTTCAAACAATTTTGCATTTGAGCCGCACTTTGATCGAAGTAAAGTGGGATATGATGGTTACCAACTGCTTTAACATCATTGTCATCATCGCCTGCAAAGTAGTCGTGATCAAAACTATTAGTTAAAGATCCGGCTGCTTGTGCAACGTTTGAACCAATTTGCATATCAAAACCAGCTGTATCGAAAGCTGTAGTAACAATCAATTCAATATCAGTGATTCTAGACCATGCTGGAATTACAATGTTGTTTGCAAGGTTTTTATCTGTTGAGCTAGATGTTTGAGACAATGGATTAGCATTGAATAAAGATCTGCATGCTACAGAAACACGAGCTGTTGCTAACACACCAACTTCTAGAGTACCTACAGTACCTGCTCCAGAAACTGTAATAGATGTAAGTGTTTGATAAGTGTTAACTGAAGTAACTGATCCTGCGTTACCCATTGTTATACCTTCACTTATTACGTTTCCTAAAACATCTGTACCAGTAATAGTTGCAGTTAATGCAGAATCATTACCAGCAGAGTTTAAAGTAATGCAAGAAGCAGATTGAAATCCACCTACTGCAGTTATACCTGAAACGTTTGCTTTAACTGCGTCACTTACAAATGTAACGTCAGTTGTACCAGCTCCGTTAGAACCAGTTATCGCTAGTCTGTTTGCATCCGTAGTAACCGCAAATTGCGCATACGTAAATGGAAACGACATAGTGTTTTTGACCCAAGCAGCATCTCTTACATTCGTGCCGATTGTAGTCCCTGTGTTTACTTGTATCGGTCCTGTTGTAATAGGTCCCGAAAAGTTTGTTTTTGCCATAATAATCCTCCAAGTTTAGATCATACAGTCTCTTGGCCGTCGACTATACGCGTCTGTATGAAATATTAATTATTGTATAGTGTGATTTTTATACAACAGTTTTAAGTAGAGCGCAAGAGAGTATGTAGTGCGGATAGGAATTTTCCAACGATGTAGCTTTTGTTTAAGTAGCTACAGAAACTTGTGCGGCAGCACTATTGATTGCATTTTCTCTGTTTGCAATCTTAGATTCCTCGAGTTTGATCTCAGTGATAACTTCTCTAATCTTTTTATCAATTTCGACCATATTGAGAGTATATTTACCTTCTTGCTCATACTCCAACTGCCACTTCAACTCCAAGGACCTTTTTTGACTGTACAGTTCGTGCACCATCAACAACCTCCTCATAGGTTATTCTTTGTACCTTTGGATTCATCATTTCTCCAAGATACTCCCACTTTATATCATTTTTTCCAAGTTTGTCAACTATAGCATTTTCAATATCTAATGGGGTTTCCATGCAGTTTATAACAAAATCTGCATGATATTGATAAGCATTAATTTGTACTCTGAAGTTTTTAGGGTGCATTTTTCCTTTCTATTTCTTAATTGTGGCGAGACTATGTCCCGCCACAAAAATTTAAGTATTACGCTCCTGGTGAAGCAAAGATACCTCTAGGGTCAGATACGCCGAAAACGTATCTTTCTCTAGCTTTGTATCTAACATTACCAGTATCGAAATCACCTTCCATCTTAGTAGATAGAGGAGTTCTCTCGAAATGTTTCATACCATTTGGCACGTCTGTTGTAATGTAGAACGCATCAGTGTCTGTTAAAAAGTTATTAACAACATATCCTTGAGGAATCATCCCCATAGATTTGATTGCGTTGATATCATTATCAGCTGTTCCAACTCTACCAGCAGAAGCCATAAGTCTTTCAGCTGTGAATTGTAGCGCAGATGGGATGATCATCTTCATACCTTTAGCAGCGATTTTTAAACCTCTTTCATCAGTCATCGCAGCGATGTCGATTAGCGATTGTTCTAACGAAGTTTCGTTTAAGTCCGCAGCAGTTGCTAGAGTGTTTGAAAACGATCCAGCAATTGTAGTATGTGCAGTGTTAAATAGAGATACACCGTCACCTGAAGTGAATGTGCCGAAACCATTGTTTAATGGTGCCGCTCCTTTAACTTGTTTTGTTTGAGCCATAGATCTTGCTAAAGCTTTAGTATATCTAGAAGCCAGTCTGTCATACAAGTTATCTTCAATTGCTTCCTCAGTGATAGCAAAAGCGAGAGCAATTGTCTCGTTAGTGTATCTAGCTGTGAAAGTTTCTTGAGCGTTATCGTATGTAACACCTGAACCTTCTGGTTTTACTTGTGCTGAAGCGAAACCTGACAACATTACTTCCTCTTCGAAAGCTCTGTCAGATGACTCTGTAGTATAAATCTCAGCTGTCTGATTTTCATACTGTTTGTATTCCAGGCCAAATAGTGCATTTAAACCTGGCTCTAGTTCTTTAACTAGTTGATTACGTGATATAGCCATGATTATAAACCTCCTATTATATCCCTGTGCTGTCCAAGAAGAATGATTCGTTGATAACAACTCTCCATACCACACCAGCGGCAGTTAAGTCTTGGTTATCAGGATCTCTTGAAACACCTATTATTTTCAGCTGTTTGGAACTTCCAGCAGCAATATCGCTATCATCTAGCATCGCACCCGAAACGTAGTTCGGACTTGATCCAGCTGCATATACGATATCCGCTACACATCCAACATCTGTTTGAGCCGCTGCTCCACTATTGTCGCCTCTAATTTCATATTGCTGTAATGGATTATCATTTACAAGCGCTACGATATCAGTTGCGGCATTACTACCTTGTAGGTAGTTTTGGAACGTTGGCTTTGATGTAGTAGCATCAGTGTAGAAAACACCGTTTAGTGAACCAATGATATCTTCAGTTGTTGCGATACCAACGATTACATAACCAGTTGCTGCTTGACAGACTGCATCTTGAAAATAGATAGCGTCTGAAGAAGCTGCCACAGGATATTCACCTAAACCCATGCTTTCATAACCATTGCCGTACATTTTAATTGGTTTCAAACCGAAACCAGTTGTTGACGCATTAGCCATGTCGTTTCTCCTTATGTGACCTGTCCTTGCGGACCTCCAGTCACGGTTAATTTATTCGCTGGTTTGAAAATTTAAATTCTAACTTTTCTTGC